GAGAACCTTAACCCGATCGGCCCGCAAGGCGATCAGCACTTCATTCAGCTGAACATGACCACGCTGGAGAAGGCAGGCGAGCCACAGCCGCAAGATCCGCAGCCGATGCCGCAGGACACGCTGGGCGAGCCATCGGACGGCACGCCAGAAGACGATGCCGAAGACACGACTACCGCCCAGGAGGTGCCGACGAATGGAACTTGAGCGCCGCGACTTCGCCTTTGACGAGACTGACGAGCTCATCGTTGAGCAGCGTGCTGACGGCCGGGCAGCCATCATCGGCTACGCCGCCGTCTACAACCGCATGAGCCTTGACCTGGGCGGGTTTAAAGAAGAAATCCTGCCGGGTGCTTTTGACAAGGTGCTGAGCCGGCAGCGTGGCAAGCAGGACGTTGTGGCCCTGTTCAACCATGACAGCAACATCGTGCTCGGTCGCACTTCGAGCGGCACGCTGGAACTGAGCAGCGACAGCAAGGGGCTGCGGTACGTGGTCACTCCACCCGTGAGTCGTGCCGACGTGCTTGAGCTCATCGCCCGCAAGGACGTGGCTGGCAGTTCATTCGCGTTCACGGTTGGCAAAGACGGGGAAGCGTTCCGCACTGGCGACGGTGGCCAAGCAATCCGCCAGATCCGCGAGGTGAGCGGCCTGTACGACGTTGGCCCAGTGCTCACGCCTGCGTACCCGTCAACGTCTGCCAGCGTCGCCATGCGTTCCTACGAGGCATGGATTGCATCGCAGTCCGCCGAAGAGCCGGCAGTTCGGGCGGTTAGTTCGCGTTCGGCCTTGCGGGGCGTCGCCGCCGCCTGGGCTGCCACCTTAAGGCTCAAGAATGTCTGAGGCCCGCTGCACCTGCGGCGAGAAGTTGCGGTGCCGTTCTTCTCGCCCTTGCGGCGAAGAGCGTCAGCAGTATTTGCGCTGCCCAAGGTGCGGCGCTCGCGGCGTGGTGTTTGTGAAAACAACACTTTCGGAAGTCCGGTTCTGCAAGAGGCCGGCACGCTAGAGGCACAGTGGAATCCATCGGCAATACCGCCGGCGGAGATATACCACGTGGACAACCTCAAGAAACTGCAGGACGAGGCCGTTAACCTCGCCAACCGTATCGACGCCGTGCGTGCGATCGAGAGCACCGATGCCGACAAGATTGCCGAGCGCGATCTTGAACTCGAGGCGATGAACACCGAGGCCGGCAAGCTGGCCAAGCGGATCGACTTTGAGAAGTCGGTGGCTGAGTCGGCCAAGAATCTCCGCAGCGTGGTTGACCGCTGCACGCCGGCTCCCGAAGTGACCGAAGAGCGTAGCGAGAAGGTCCGCGTTGAGGCGGTGCCGTTCTCGGGCCGGCTCCGTGCGTTTGAGAACGCCAAAGACGCCTACTCGGTGGGCATGTGGTTCAAGGCTAAGAGCGGCGACGCCGACGCGAAGCGGTGGTGCCATGACCACGGCGTTGAGGCTCGTGCCCAGGGCTCGACCGGCGCTACGACCGGATCTGCATTCGTGCCGGATTCGTTGTCATCGGCCGTAATTCGCTTAGTTGACCAGTACTCCGCGTTTGCGCAAAACGCCACCAACGTGGTGATGCCGAGCGACGTGCTGCTGTTCCCGCGTCGGACGGCCGGTGCGACCGCGTACTGGATCAATGAGAACTCGGCCATCACTGCCAGCGACCCAACTTCCAATCAGGTCACTCTGACTGCGAAGAAGGTCACGGGTGCGGTGACGATTGCGAGCGAGCTCCTGCAGGACTCCATCGTGTCGATCGCCGACTGGATCGCTGCCGAGCTCGCCCTGACGCTCAGCAACGCCGTGGAAGAGGCTGCGTGGAGCGGTAACCCCAGCAACGCCCCAGCGGTTGCGGGGCTCGTCACGACCTACACGGGTGGCCTGCTGGCGGCGTCTGCTGCCACCTACGCTGCCTCGCTCGTGACGGCTGCCGGTGATACGCCCGACGAGGTGACCAAGGCCAACCTGCTGGCCATGATGGCTAAGCTTCCGCAGCACTCGCGTGCTGGTGCCAAGTGGTTCTGCTCGCCGTTCTTCTTCGCGGCGTGCATGCAGAACCTCGACCTTGCCCAGGGCGGGTCGGTGGGTCTGTCTCAGGGCATGGGTCCGACGTTCCTCGGCTCGGAAGTGGTCCTCACCGACCGCCTGCCGGCCGGTGCGGACTCGACGGGTGCCATCATGGCGCTGTACGGCAACATGGCCAACAGCTCCTACTACGGCATCCGCCAGGCCATCGAGATCGCGTCCAGCGATCAGGTGAACTTCCTGTCGGATCAGACCGTGATCCGTGCTGTGGCTCGCGTTGCCATCACGCACGCGAACCTGGGCAACGACACCGTAGCCGGCCCGATGATCGGCCTCGTGGGTGCGTGAGCCTGACGGCTTGACGAGTGTGCAATCTTGAGCGGGCGGCTTCCACAACGGGGGCCGCCCGCTCTCTTTCTTTGAGGCACCATGCTCGTCAAGGTAGGTGGCACAGAAGTTGACATCCGAGTGGAAGCCGTGCTCTCCATGCCACGGCTCTCGTTCACGTCCAACCACTTCGCCTGGGCCCAGGCCCTGATGCCGCTTGGCATTCGCCCTACGATGGGCACGGGTGCGTTCTGGGACCAAGTAAATACCCGCGTGATGGAGCAGTTCATCGACTCGTGCGAGTACCTGCTGGCCATCGACTACGACACGTTTTTCACCAAGCAGGACGTTGAGCAGTTATTCGCAATGGCTATGACTTTTCAGTGTGACGCCATCACCGGCATGCAGACGAAGCGTGAAGACGGCCGCCCGATGCTGACGCTGAAGGGCACGCTGGACGCACCGCCAGAGGATGGGCACACGCAGGTGCCCAAAGAATGGTTTTCAGAGCCCGTGCAGGAAGTGGACACGGCACACTTCGGTTGCACCGTCATTAGCACGGCAGCACTCAAGCGAACAAAGAAGCCGTGGTTCTGGAGCAAGCCAGACCCGCAAGGATCATGGAACGATGGCCGCACCGATCCAGACATCTGGTGGTGGCGAAACTGGCGAGACAGCGGCAACCGCGTCTTCGTGTCGCCTCGCGTAGTTCTGGGCCATGGCGAGTACGTCGTGACGTGGCCCGGCAAGAACCTTACTGCCCCTGTTTTCCAGTGGACTACTGAGTTCACGAACACGGGCAAGCCGCCAGAATCTGCATGGAGTGTGGGCTGATGACGAAGATTGTGTTTACCCGCGCGTGGCGTGGCTACCGCAAGGGGCAAGTGGCTGAGCTTCCTGGCGGCATCACCACGCAGCTGCTCGCTCAGCGTGTCGCGGTAGAAGACAACCAGCCGACGCTGATCGAAACGGCTGCCCTTGAGCACGACGTAGAAACCGCAGACGCCACCCCAAAGCGAAGAGGCCGCCGTGCAGTATCGAAGCCTGACTCGACAGACGCCGCCAGCCGTTGAGCCCGTCACGCTCGCGGAAGCCAAGGCCCATCTGCGGGTTGATACCAGCGGCGATGACGCCTACATCGGCACGCTGATTACGGCAGCCCGCGAGTGGTGCGAACAGTACCTAGATCGCACGCTGGTGAATACGCAGTGGGTGATGCGGTTCGACTCGTTCCCGCCAGACGGCACCCACGACATCGAGCTGCCACGGCCGCCCATGGCGACGGCCGGCACGACCACAGCAGTGGCCCTGACGTTCACCTACGAGAACGGCACGACAGCCACCTACTCCACAGCCAGCTACCGCGTGGACCGTAGCAGCACGCCAGGGGCGGTGAAGACTTTGTACGGCCAGACGTGGCCGCCGCATCTCATGGATGACAACGCCATTAGCGTGACGTGGTGGGCCGGCTACGGGGCCGCTGGCTCAAGTGTGCCTGCCTCAATCCGCCACGCCTGCCTCATGCTTGTGGGCTTCTGGTACGAGAACCGCAGCACGGTGCTCGTGGGCAGCATTAGCAAGCAGCTTGAGTTTGCTGTTGAATCGCTTCTCTCGTCACAGAAATGGGGCAGCTACCAATGAGCATCGAAGGACGCATCAACGTAGACGTGCTGTTTCACGATAAGGACGGCACGGCATCGCTCAAAGTGGTGAGCCTGCAGTCCACCACCGAATATCCAGCAGGCGCGGTCGCAATCGTCACCGGCACCGCCGGAACCGCGCAAAAGACAATTGAGATTGACAACGTCTACGTTGACGCGAGCGGGCAACCTGTTCAGTTCGCCACGCCCCAGCGAATTGCATTTTCGTGGAGTGGAATCAACGCTCGGTCCCTACAAAGCGTGGATGACTCTAACGTCGTGGACATGCTTTTGCGCTCACGTGCGGGGCAGGCAGCAGTATCAAACCCCACGAACGCATACAACTTGTCGCTTCGGTCAGGCTCCGGCACTGGTACCTACACTATTGTGGTCTACGGCGAATGATCCGCGCTGGCGAACTACGTGAACGTGTGACGGTGCAGCAGGCGTCCGAATCTCGGAACGCTCTCGGGGAAACCGTGCTATCGTGGGCCACGTTCGCTGAGCGATGGGCAAGCGTGGAAGGCGTATCGTCCCGCGAGCTTTTGCAGTACGGGCAGCAGCAGATTGAGGTTTCGCACCGCGTCCGCATGCGGTGGCTTGACGGGCTGACGCAATCCATGCGGATCGTCTGGCGTGGCCGCACGCTGGAGATCGTCAGCCTGCTTGAGCACGGGAACCGTAGCGAGCACGA